CGTTGCAATGGGCGTTAGAAATGGAGACTTCAGCGTCGCGCAGGTACTCGATAGTAAGAAAAGACAGGTTGCTACCTGGCGTGGACAAGTCCACCCAGACTTCTTTGCTGAAGTCCTTTACGAGCTTGGTCTTTATTACAATGAAGCGTTTATCATTGTCGAAAACAACGGACACGGGATATTAACATGTACCCGCCTGGGTAAGGATATGGCTTATCCACACTTCTTTACTGATGTTCAGGTAGACAAGTTGACGGATAAAGAAACAGTCCGGCTTGGTTTCACCACAACAGCTAAGACAAAGCCTTTGATCATCGACCAGCTAAGAGCGTCGATGCGAGAAGAAGAACTGGAACTTAACGATAAAACAACAATTCGGGAAATGCTGACATACGTCGTGACGAACTCTGGCGCGATGGAAGCTGAGTCCGGATGCTTCGATGACTGCGTAATGAGTTTGGCACTGGCTAATCATGTCCATGAAGGGGCATGGCAGCCTGTGGAAATCAATGAAGACTACTACATAGAGATGATATAAATGGACAGTTATAAAGAACTCAGCGACCGCGAAATACTAAAGCTGGTTGATGATAATATCCATAGATCTGTTGGTTATTATGACTCAGAGATTAGTAAAGAGCGTGAGCTTGTTACTGGTTACTATAACGCATCTATGCCTAAGCCTTCACACGACGGCAACAGCAAGTATGTATCCCAGGACGTTTATAACTCAGTCGAGTCACTCAAAGCCTCACTGCTCGAAACATTCTCAGCTGGCAATAACATAGTGCGTTTTGCCCCTCAAAGCCCACAGGACGTGCCTTTGGCTGAGATAGCCACAAAGTACACCGACTATGTCTTATACCGCCAGAATGACTCTTTCAGCGTCTTTAACAGCGTCATACACGACGGTTTAACCTCACGGGTCGGTATATGTAAGGTTTACTGGCAAAACAGCAGTAAAATCATTGAGCGTGAGTTCGAGCGCGTAACACCGGACGAACTAGACGTAGTCCTTATGGAAGACGGTATAGAGCTTGGTGAGTCAACTGAAGACGGTCTAGGTCTTATCTCAGGAACTTTGTTCGTCGAGAAAGACACGAGCCAGGTTGTCGTCGAGGCCATAGCCCCCGAAGAGTTCGTCATCGAACCACAAGCTAAATCGATGAACATGAAGGATATTAACTTCTGTGCTCACCGGATGCGTAAGACAATCACTGAGCTAAGACAGATGGGATACGACGAAGACGTTATCTCTAACATTGGCAGCCATGAAGATGTCGAACGCGAGACTGACCCAGAAGTACTGGCTCGACATGAAGACGTTGGGGCAGACCGTGGCTTTAACGCTGACAGCTATCAAGACCAAGTTAGGTCTGTAATGGTTTACGAAGTCTACATGATGTTAGACGTTGGCGGGACTGGCGAAGCAGAGCTACACCGTATTGTTAAAGGCGGCAATGCACTTCTAGACATTGAGCAGGTTGACCGCCTTCCATTCGTATCATTCGTACCTTTGCCGATCCCACATGCATTCTTCGGCAGCAACTTTGCTGAGAAAGTCATCAGCACACAGAATGCACGTTCAGTACTTACCAGATCAATTCTGGATCACGCTGTTATAAGTAACAACCCCAGATACATGGTGGTTAAAGGTGGGCTTTCAAATCCATCTGAGCTAATAGATGCGAGGGTCGGGGGCATCGTAAACACGACCAGGGCTGATGCTATATCGCCTCTACCTCAAGCCCCACTCAACCCTTTCATCTTTCAAACGCTGAAACTGCTCGAAGAAGACCTAGAAGATACAACAGGGGTCAGCCAACTTAGCAAGGGCATAAGCAAAGACGCAGTGTCCAAACAGAATAGTCATGCGATGATCGAGCAGCTGGCGACCATGTCCCAGCAACGTCAGAAGATCGTAGCCCGTAGCTTTGCAAACAACTTCATCCGCAAACTATGGCTGGAGACATACAGACTTATTGTCGAGAACGAGACAGAAGAGCGTATCATTGAAATCGCAGGTAACTTTATCCCAGTCGATCCATCTGTTCTAGAAGACAGAAGAGACGTTATGGTTGAACTTAAACTGGGATATGGTGAACAAGAGCGTGAAGCTCAAAAGCTCATGGCAATGCACAACCTCTTCAGCCAAGATCCAATGTTGCAGGGGATGTACACCCCACAGAACCGATACAAACTAATGTCTAAGATGATGGAGCAATCCGGATATCTCAACGTAGACGAGTATCTTACACCACCAGATCAGCTGCCGCCTCAGCAACCTGACCCAGGTCAGATGATGCAGATGCAGATGGCTCAGAAACAGCTTGAGATCCAGGAACGCCAGATAGCCCTGGCTGAAGCACGGACACAAGCTGAAATGCAGATGGATCAGATGAAGTCTGAGCTAGACGCAATGAAAGCCCAGGCAGACCACGCTCTCAAGTCTGACCAAATGGATCTAAAGGAAGAGCAATTCGCCCACAAACGACGGATAGACCAAGGTGAACTTGATGTTCTCATGAAGTCATCTACGGATGTCCGTGGAATAGCCAGCCCAACAGGATAAACGATATGCCTTATGTAGCCGGAAAGAAATACCCGTACACCAAATCGGGGATGGCAGCAGCTAAGTCAGCAGCCGCCAAACAGAAAGCCAAGAAGAAAGCATCAAAGAAGATGCGTAAGTCTTAACAACTTTAAGGAGAGCAAAATGAGTGAAGAAGAACTGATCGCAGCTGGAAACGACGCTGAGATCTTAATCAACGACGATGTATTTAACCGGACTGTAAATAGTCTAGTCGAGTCATCGTTTAGTACGTTTACCAGTAGTAAACCAGAAGACACGGCAGGTCGTGAAGCAACATATTCATTCTACCGTGCGCTGGTCGATATCGTCCACACTCTACAACAGCGAGTGACCGTGAGGGACGAGATCATTAACCGCAACAACAGCGAAGGGAAATAAGTCTACTATGAGCGACTTAAATAAAACCCAGAACGAGCAGCGTGTCCTTGAAGATCTAGACGACGCTGCAGATGCCATTTTAGCCAATTGGGAAGAACGTCCTGAAGAGGATCAGTCAGAACCTGCGGTTGAGGCAACAGACACCGAAGACGACGAGACAAGTCCAGGTGAACTGTTCGATGATGACGATGAAGCCGAAGAAGTCGATATCGATGAAGATGAAGACCTTGCAGATGCCGACGACGATGATGAAGACGACGCAGATGAAAGTGATGACACGGTTGAAAACGAACCGTTGTCAGACGATCAGCTGGTCAGCATCACTGTCGAAGGCGAAGATCTACAAGTATCCGTATCTGATTTGAAGCGTCTCTACGGACAAGAAGCGTCACTAACCCGAAAGTCTCAAGATGTAGCCCAGCAACGAAAGGTCGCTGAGGCGAATATCGAAAAGACCCATGTAGTTATGCAGAAGATGTTAGAGAAAGCCCAAGAGCAGTACAAGCCTTATGCAGACGTGGATATGCTTGTTGCTTCCAGAACAATGGAAGCATCAGACTTTGCACAGCTGCGAAAGGAAGCTCAGGCTGCCGAAGAGAACATTAAGTTTCTACAATCAGAAGCTGATGCCTTTTACGGTGAATTAAAACAACAGCAACAACAGACTTTGAAACAACAGGCGTCAGAAGCAGTTAAGGTTCTTCAAACGGAGATCCCAGACTGGTCTAACAACCTGTACAACGACATCAGAGCTTATGGCGTGTCCCAGGGGTTACCCCAGGAACAAGTCGATCAATACGTTGATCCAGTTGTGATCAAGCTATTGAACAAAGCCCGTATGTTCGATCAAGGTAAGAAAGTTGCTGTGAAGAAGAAGACTTCTGCAAAACAACAACAAAAGGTTTTACGCAGTAAGAAAGCCCCTTCAACCAAGACTGACAGGCGCATGGCAAAGGCAAAAGAAGCCCAAGCCAAACTTCGTAACTCTAGGGATCTGGATGATATCGCTGATGCAATCATGAGCCGCTGGGAAGAGTAATCAACCCATAGCCTGATTGGAGAAATCAAATGGCGAACTTTACAACATACGATCAAGTCGGAAAAGCTGAAGACGTTTCTGACATCATTACGGACATCACACCTACAGATTGTCCCTTTTTTACATCTATTAAAGATGAAAAGGTACATGCTCGCGTGTTCGAATGGATGGAAGATAGCCTTGCCGCTGCCGCCAACAACGCGCAGGTCGAAGGTGCTGATGCGTCATTAGCAACCCTGACTGCAACCACTTCACGCACAAATAACACCCAAATCCTGAGCAAAAGTTTTGCCGTAACAGCGACCGCAGATGCCGTCAAAACCTACGGTAGAGCTAAAGAAACCGCTCATCAACTGTCTAAGGTTCTCAAGGAAATAAAAAGAGACTTAGAACGTGCCTACATTGGTGTCGATAATGCAGCTGTAACTGGTGACAGTTCAACTGCGCGTGAGATGGCTTCAGCTACTCAAATGATCTCAACTTCTGTTGACGCAGGTTCTAATGCAACCGACGCGCTGACCGAAGCTAAGTTACTTGAGCTTGGTGAAGATTGCTATGACAACGGTTCAGAACCAACAGTCATGATGATCAAACCAGCAGACGCAAGCGTCCTTGCTGGCTTTGCTGCAGCTTCAGGACGCCGCCGTGACTTCGGTGACTCCGGAACAGTGACTAACGTAGTCGATATCTATGTGTCACCCTTTGGTACATACAATGTCGTGCTTAACCGCCACCAGCTGACAACTCATGCATTCCTGTATGATCCATCAATGTGGCGTTCAATCACACTTCGTCCGTTCACTCGCACAATGCTTGCGAAGACTGGCGACGCTGACAAGCATCAGGTTGTTGGTGAAATGTCATTGAAGCACATGAACTTCAGCGCAGACGGTATGATTACTGGCCTTGCCTAAGTTCTAACTTATGGAGCACAGCTGGGGTTTTATGCTCTCCTTACCCTGGCTGTGCTCCTTCAATTCCAAGGAGATAACATGACTAAACTGATTGATGTCGTTCCTACCTGGGACGCAAACGCTGACGGCTTGTTTATTCGCAAGGATCAACATCTGTCTGACGACTTTCTCACTTCACTAAAAGAAGAGAAGAACAATAGCTCTGAGGTTAGAGAAGGTGAATACATGCGGGTCGCTTCCATCCCTGTAATCGTGGTGGAAAAGTGGATACGCGAAGGTTTCAACGTCCTCGACGGAACTATAACGCCACAAGAGATCATCAAAAGACTTAAAGCTGAAAACCTAGAGGACTTTATCACAACAGAAAAGAGCGTCTAATGGCTGCAGGTAAGAAGTATTCCAAGACGATTAAGAACCCGAAGACTGGTCGAACTAAGACAGTCCGGTACGGTGCAAAGGGTTACACAATCGCGCCTGGAACAAAGAAGGGCGATAGTTATTGCTCAAGATCCGCAGGTCAAATGAAGAAGCACCCGAAAGCAGCTAAAGACCCCAACAGCCCTCTAAGACTAAGCCGAAAGAAATGGCGGTGTTCTGGAAGTAAATCACGGAGATCAAACTAATGAACTACGGTGAACTTAAAACACACTTTAAAGATCTTCTTAATCGGAGTGATGTGACAGACGCCCTGGCAGCCACCTTCATCAACCAGGGGATTACCCGCATCCAGAGACAACTGCGGTCACCTCTGAGTGAAAGAACTTTAGAATATACAATAACCAGTCAAACGCCTCATATAACATTACCAGCTGACTTCATCGAATTGATAAACCTTTATCACACGACGCAAGAGTTAACGCGCATCACGATGAACAGATACCGTGAACTCAGCGGCAATATCTACGCTGGTGTTCCAAAGTTCTTTGCACGGCAGGGCGAGAAGATGTTTCTGTATCCACAGCCAGCAACAGACAAGATAGTTATGTATTATCACGGTGAGTTCACACGGATGGTAAACGACACTGATGAGAACGAGATTGCCAAAGTTGCACCCGATCTAGTCATCTACGCAGCCCTGACATATGCGTCTGACTGGTTCATGGATGAGCGGGCAGAGCTTTTCGAAAAGAAGTTCACTCAGTTCATCCTGGAAGTACAAGAACAGGCTAATGACCAAGAACTCAATGGCAGCCTACAAGTGATCAACCCTAGTTACAGGTATTAGTAAACATGGCAAACACCAGCTTTTATACATCGTCGGGGACTACGGCTTCCGTTGAGAACTCAATAGAAACTAAAGTAGCTCAAGCAACCGCGTCAGCGGCTGCAGCGGCTCTATCAGAAACAGCTGCAGCATCTTCAGCTGCGAATGCAGCTACAGCGGCTGCGTCTGTGGATAGTGTGGCTGCTGATGCAGCTGCAGCGTCTGGCAACGCAGCTGCAGCACTTGTGTACAAAGACGCTGCTTTAGTTGCCCAGGCAGCCAGTGAAACGGCACAGGCGGCATCAGAAGCTGCTTCAACTAGTTCTGCAGCTAGTTCATCCACAGCGACAACAAAAGCTGCCGAAGCCTCAACATCAGCTTCAAATGCAGCAACTTCGGAAGCCAATAGCCTGACTTCTAAGAATGCAGCTGCTACTTCAGCAACTGATAGTGCAACGTCAGCATCAGCCAGTTCTGCATCGGCAACAGCTGCAGCATCTTCAGCTACGACTGCAAGTACCCAGGCGGGTTTAGCCACAACTAACGGGGCAGCGCAGGTTGCGCTTGCAACCACCCAGGCGGGACTAGCGACCACCAACGGAGCAGCGCAGGTTGCACTGGCAGCCACTGAGGCCAACAATTCGGCATCGAGTGCTTCATCTGCATCAGCGTCTGCATCTACAGCTACAACCCAGGCAGGTATATCGACAACAAAAGCAGGGGAAGCGGCAACATCCGCGACTGCATCAGCCGCTAGTGCGACTGCTTCAGACACCGCTAAAACAGCATCACAGGCTGCACAGGCAGCGGCAGAGGTGGCTCTAGACGATTTCACTGACATTTATTTAGGACAAAGCTCTAGTGACCCAACAACGGATCTCGACGGTGATGCCCTGGCAGCTGGAATGCTTTATTACTCAACGTCAAGCACAGTACTTAAATACTATAGCGGAAGTGCCTGGGTATCGATTAGTCCTGGGATCAGTGACGTTGCATCGGATACCACCCCAAGCTTGGGCGGTAACTTAGACACTGATGGTAATGCAATTCTCTTCGGCTCTAGCAAGTGGGCTATCGAACTCGATGCAGGCGATAATGACCTTCTCTTTAAGTACAATGGAACAACAGTGTTTAAACTAGCATCGACTGGTGCAGTAACGAGTGCCGACGATGTGACAGCGTTTGGGAGTCCATAGATGCCAGCTATACCTTCTACGGGTGCGATTTCACTGACTGACTTTGCTACAGAGTTCGGAGGCACAGCCCCTCACAGTTTGTCGGAGTACTACAGAGACGGTGCTAACGTGCCTGGCAATAACACTAACGTACCTACAGCTGGAGCATTTGGTTTTAGTCAGATGCGTGGTGCTATCAATGCAATCATCAACACACTAGCAAATACAACTAACGTAGACCTCTCAACCGTTTTCGGAAGCAACTGGGCAAGCTCAGTCCCCAAGGAAATCATCATACCATCAGGCGTAACTATTGGCGGCACTGGCTCATCTGATGCGCTTATAGCACCTAGTGGGATGGGCGGCACACTGACAATTACTAACGCTGGTAACATCATTGGCTTTGGCGGTGCGGCATCCAGTGCTGGTGGTAATGCTATTAACATTGCTTCAGCAAACATCACTGTTGCTAACTCTGGCTTGATTGCTGGGGGTGGTGGCGGTGGTGGAAATGCTGGTCAAGGCGGTCAGGGTGGTCAAGGAAGTGTTTACATGGGTTACACTCGCCAAACTACCCAAACTTATGCTTCTTGTAGCGGTGCAAATGGTGGTTGTGCAACTCCAAGAACAGGTATTTGTAATGGTAGCCAAGTAGGAATTTACTCTAGCTGTAGAACTGGTTCTTGTTGTATGGGTGATGCTCAAACAAGAGTATGTACTTATCAATGTCATAATAATGTAACTGGTGGTGCTGGCGGTGCTGGCGGCTCTGGTGGAGTAGGACAGGGTTACAACCAAACTAACGCTAACGGCTCTGGTGGTTCAGCAGGTGCAAACGGTTCTGGCTCTGCTGGCAACGGTGGGACTGGTGGCACTGGTGGAAATGGCGCAACTTACGGTAATTCTGGCGGCAGTGGAGCTACTGGCTCAACTGGTGCTAACGGTAGCATTACCAATGGTTCTGCTGGTTCTGGTGGTGCATCAGGCGGTGCGGCTGGTGCGGCAGTAATATACTCAGTAGCTTACACGATGAACAACAGTGGCACACTTTCAGGAGCGGCATAATGACGAGCGAAGAACGAATGAAGATTTGCAAAGAATGTGAATGGCTTAGACCAGTCATTAATCAGTGTAAGAAATGCGGATGCTTTATGAGCCTAAAGACCAAGATTAAATCAACTAAATGTCCACTAAGGAAATGGTGATGAGTGATTATATAGTAGAGAAGATTGAAAACGGCATAGCTACAATCCGTTACCCAGACAACAGCTGGGCTGAGATTGTATTAACCGCTGACATGACTGAAGCACAGTTAGACCAAGAAGCGTGGAAATACAAGCCGAAAGTTGGGCTAGCTCCTGGGTTTGTTTCTGCTGGCTCAACACGAACAGCCTCGCCTATGCCAGAACCAATCGTTGAAGAAGAACCAGTCTTACCAGAGTGGCTTCAAAACCGCATCGATGCGTATGGCGATGTATCTGCTCAGGTTGAATACATAACAGAGAATGGGATTGAGGCGTGGCAAACACATGTAGCACAAATAAAGGCTCAATATCCGAAGGAATAACAGACTTCTATGACTGCATGATTGATGGGTCGTATGAGGGTTTCTTTCCTGATTATGAAGCATACGTTAGTAGGCAAGTTTTAAGGGTCAAAAGGTTTTACAAGGGTGGTGATGTGCTGTCAGTAGGCTGCGGTAATGGTGACATAGAGTCTAGGCTTACAATGCCTGTTACATGCTATGACATCCACGATGCGGCTAAAGTATTACACCCTGAGCTAGACTTTCGTTATGACTGGCCTACTGAGAAGTTTGATTTGGTTTTGTGCATTGGCTCTGTACTACCCTACGT